AGATGTACCACCAGCACCGTAAGAGTTCTGAGCAGCAAGCATATCGTCAATGTCGAAAGAGAAGTCTCTGTTTACGAACAATACGTTCTCCTCGATAGCTCCCTGACGGTCAAGACGCTGAATGATAGAATCAAAGTCAGCAAGGGTAGTAGGGTTACCACCAGCCCAAACATTACCTCTTGTTTCTACAGCGTAGAACACGCCCTCAGAACCTGCATTTACAGTTCCAGCAGCAGCAGCAGCAGTACTCAAAGCAGCCTCAGCACCTGAGTTAGGAGCAGCAGGAACAGCTTCAATCATTGCAGTCTCAAGGTAGTCATCAAAACGAAGTCGGGTCTCGTGTTCTGACTTCAAGTACCATAGGTATCCAGTAGCACCGTTCTCGGTAGTTACTTCAACCCATCCAATCTGAGCCATGTCAGAACCGCTTATTTGATAAGTGTCCTTTAGGATAATTGGCTTGTTGTCAAAGAAAGAATCCTGAGCGTCCAAGCTTCCAGCCATTCCATCAGTTCCTTTTGCAAATTCAGAACCGTACACGAAAACGCTAACTACAGAAGCAGCGGCAAAAGCAGCCTGAGTTGCTTCGTAATACGCTACTGTAATAGTAGGCGCACCAGCAGCTCCAATTGCAGAAACAGCAGTAACAAGAGCTTTGTTTGATAGCGTAGAGCCAGCAGTGTTGTCAGAAATCATAACTGTTTGACCCACTCTAATCGCTCCATCAACCACATCAGCATCGTTAATGGTGATTGTCTGAGTAGTCTCGTTACCTACATAGGTGGCAAGAACACAGTTGATGTACTTAGAGTGAAGTCGTCCCTGCTCAGCCCACTTAATCATGTCAGAGTTAGACGGCATCTCAGCTCCAACCATTCGCAAGAATGAAGAGACTGTTCTGTTTCCGTATCGCTCGAACTCCTTTTCGTAGGTGTCAGGAAGGTACTGATTCAAAAAGTTGAAGTCAGTAATGTAATTTGTGGACAAGGCCACGCGCTCTGAACTTGGTTGCAGAGCAAATGTTGGTGATCCAGCTAATGCCATATCGTTTTTCTTTTAAAGGTTAAATTCTTTTTGCACTCTTAATCTTCAAACCTCGACCTGAGTCTTGGCTCAAAGACCTCACTTGGAATCCTCCCTTGTTTGTGGTCTCAGGTGTGCGCCTCATGTCCATGTCAATGTTTTTGGACTTGCGACTCACATCATCAACCGCATCAGCTTTACCTTGCTCGTAAAAGAACTTAGCAAACTTTTCGGGATTCATCGCTACAGATAAAGCTCTATGGTAGCCGTCAGCATCTTTAATAAAATTATTGTCATCAGTGTACTTATTCACAAAGTTGAGAATAGTCTCCTGAGACTTCTTCAGCTCAGATGCGTCAGCAGGCTTAAACGTCATAGACTTATCGTTGACATTGAACTCAAAACCTTTGAACTCGTCATTGAAAACTCTGTCTGTCTCCTTCAAGAACAAATCAATTCTTTTTTGATTCAGCTCCTGAAGACCTTTTGCTTCTTCTGCCTGTTGTCTAAAGCTCGTCAACTCCTCGGTGGACTCTGAAGACGCTGGCCCCACACTTGACTCAAGGGGGGCTTTGTATTGCTCTTGCTGTTCTTTGAAGAATTTCTTCGCTTGGACTATCTCTCGCTTCTTGGCTAACTTCTGCTTTTTGATAAGAGACTCATCATCAAGGTCTTCGTCATATCCGAACTTGGAGTCGATAAGGTCATTTAAGTCCTCATCATCTAACCCATCTTCAGTCTGACGGTAGTAGTCCATAATCAACTCATCATCCGCTACGTCATCGTAGTTTTTGTTGAGCTTGATATAGTCATCCATACCTCGACCAGTCTCTTTTCTGTATCGGAAGTAAGCGGCAACATCTTCAGGTAGTTCTTCAGATGCTTCCCGCTCAGCGACAAGCTCGTCAATAGAGCTTATCTCTTTGCCATAGCGATTACCAATATATGTAAGAACGTCCTCCTCTGATAACTCAGGAGAGGTGTTGTTTTCTTCAGGCGTTTGCTCCGCAACATTCTCCTCAACTTTAGCCCCCTCAACCTGAGGCTGCTTATCGTTGAACTGTTGCTCGTGCTTCTCAAGTAGCTCTTTCTCAATCTCTTGAGCAGATTTCTCCTCAACCGCCTGTACTTCTTTTACTTCTTTGAATTGCATAGATTAGATTTTTTACAAAGTTATGGAAAAATAGAGTACGCCTATCGGGGGTTGAACTCCGCAAAGTCAAACCCGTCCAAGCTATCCTCGTTAGACTCAAATGTTATCGGAGGTAAATCGTTCTTCCTTTGATTTATCAACTGAGACTGTTGAGTGTTCTGCTGGCTTATCCTCTTCTCCTTCGCATCCTCTCTACTCTTTTCCCTTGATGCCAACTGCTCCTCGGTTATTCCTTTAAGCCCCATATTGTATTGGAACTCTCTCTCCATCAAGGCCATCTTTAACTGAGCCTCTTGCTGCATCTTCTGAGTAGCATACAAAGACTTAGCCTCCTCAAGCTTTATCTTGAGATTTATCTCTTGCTCTGCCTTCATCATGGCCTGCTCACCCGCAACCTGCTGAGACTGTATCTGTCCCTGCTGCTGCATCTGCTGCATCTCCATTGCTCTCTTTTGGTCATCCTCAGCCTTACGCTTACGCTTAACCTTTAGCAACTGATTGGCAAGCTTGATGTTCTTTACCTCACGGATGTCAATCGCGTCCTCAAGGTTAATGTCTCCCTTCGATAATGCCATCTGAACATTCTGCTCAAGCTGAGCCTTTTCCTCCTCGTCAGGTGCTACATCTATGAATATACCAAAGTCATATAGGTATAGGTCGTTCATGCTGTCAAGGGTAGACACATTGTACTTACCTATCTGATTTGCAAACTCTTGTCTGAACTCTGAGTATTCAAGGACATCAGCAATTCTAATAGACAGCCCCTCAGCTAAGTTCTTCAGCATATAAAGACTCGCGTCAAGTATGTGTCGAGTCGCTGTGTTTGAGTTCAAAGCAGCAAGCTTCTGTACGCCCACTAAAGCATTCGGGTCAGGAGTGCTGCCATCTCTTGCCTCGTTCAGGCCAGTTACAGCCCTGAGCATATCAAGGTAATGGTTGTAGTTAGCAAGAAGCAACTGCATCTTACCACCTCCTGTGTTGCCCACAAGTGGCTGCACTGGAACCCTTGCGTTGTTGAACTCACCGTCCTGAGTGTAGCTCCTTCCGATTACACTACCTGTTTGGAAGTACAGTCTTAAAGCATCCTCAGGGTTGTAGGCGTTGCCTGTGCCAAGGTCAACCTCGTTCAATCCATCGGCATCAATGAACACACCGTCAGGAACCATACGGGATATGACCTGCTGTATCTTGAGATGAGTAATCTGAATCAGGTCGGCAAAAGGAATCATCCTCCTAACCAAAGACTCTATTACCCCTTTGTACATTCTTGGCGCACAGGCCACATAGTTTGGAAGCGCATACTGACTGGCAGACTGTGGCCTTACCATGTTCTTAGCTACTTCCCATTTCAATATAATGTTAGTACCCATGACCATAATGCCATCGTACCACACCTCAATAGTCTTTTCTACCCTCTCGAAGTTTCCTTCGTCCATCATCTCCTGTGGAGGGTTGAATGAATCATCCTTCTCTATTACACGAGCGTTGCCGTTGTCATCCTTCTTCTTCTTGTACACAAACTTCTTTGTAGACTTGTAGTTGAAGTAAAGCAGCGTACAGGTATCACGATAAAACATATCGTTCTGCTGATACTGAGCCACGTTGTAATAGTCGTACCAACTCTGACTGTACTTGGAGATTTCCTCCATCTCCTCTTTCTTAATGGTCGGGTCAATCTTCACCAACTCTGCAATAGGTATGGTCTTGATTTCTCCCCAATAGAAACAGTCCTTGAAGTAAGGGTCTTCAGTGTAGCTGTATATCACATTAGCTGGGTCAACATAGTCAACCACAACACCCTGCCCCGCCAAGAACTGATGCTTAACAATCGACACGCCCAATACAGTTTGGTCATAGTCAAGCCTCTTGCGTATTTCTGTGTAATGATTCTGCTCAAGCAGTGTGTTTATACCCACCTCTTCAGCAATCTCAACCGCAGGCTTGTAGTTAAGCTGCATATACAGAGACAGCTCCTCGTCATTTGCAGGAACGTCATCAGGGTTCATGGTAAATGGGTTGACCTGAAACTGCTCTTGAATCTGAGTAAGTATCTCCTTACCCGCCATCTGCGTTTCAATCTGCTCTTGGAAACGATTACGGTCTGAAGATGACATTGCGTCCTGAGCATACGCCCGTATCTTGAACATCCTGTCAGACATTCCGTTTACCACAATGTCAACAAACTTGGGAAGTATAGGGACGGGTGTCCAATCTAAGTTTAGGTAGGATAGGTCTCCATCAACAGCCAACTCATTTTTATACTTGGCAATGGACTGCTCTCCACGAGCGTAAAGCCTCAACTTGTTAAACTCTCCCCACTGGTTGTAAAACCTACAGTTGTTGCCATCTCGCTTAAACCATTCATACTGAATAGCCTGCCCCACCTGTAGGCCATATTCCAAACTATCCTTTTCCGCGTCTGTCGCAAATTGGTTAGGAAATCCTACAGAGGAAACATTGACCGTTACTTTATCCATTTACCTTATTAGTTGGCTTGAATTTCCCGAATTACTATACCTTGCAAAGGTAACGCTTATTTTGGACTGCTTTTTCTCAGGCGTGTACATATGCTTTTGATTCGCCATAATTGCAAGACCTGAACTGATACACGCATCAAACTTTGTTCTGTCTGTAATATCAAACTTTGCCCAGTCTTCTAACGTCCTTGAGAACGGCATCGTACCCATATCTCCTATCGTCCTGTACGAGCCATCTATATCCATACCGATATACTTTTCTATGTACGACTCAATAGCTGCTGCGTGAGACTGCTTCACATCCTCAGATGTGTTGGGTATACCCCCAAGCTCTTTCTCCGTCTTAGAGAGCTTATTAAAGCGTTTGTCAGGTCTATTCATTGAGTAGCCCCTATACCCCCTGTTCTTAAAGTGATAAAGTAGTCTCGGCTTATTGTTCTCTGCAAGGATCGGCATACCGTAAAAAATACAGGCCATCAGTATCTCTTCAAAAAATATCTCAGCGGTCTGAGGTCTTGCCACATACTCTAAGAAGAACTCATTGCTTGGAGCGTCATCCATGTTAAACTTGGTCAACCCATGCAGCGAACCGTTAGAGCCTCT